TTCTTGCCAGCCGGAGTCCCCGCCCAGATCGCACTCCCTTGACGATCACTGAGAGCCGGTCTCACCACGGAGTACCAGGTGCTCGGGCGCATCTGGCCGACCTCATCGAGCACGACCGCGTCGAGGTAGAGGCCTCGAAGCGAATCTGGGTTGTCACTGCCGCCGCAGTAGATCGTGCTGTGATCGCCTGGGCGGTTGTTGTGGATGGTGATCTTGAGCTCGCTCTCGTTGGGCGGCTTTGCCCAGAGCGGTTTCGTTAAATCCTTCAAATACTGCCAGGCGACCTTCTTCGCCTGCTCGCGAAACGGTGCCAAGTACGCCACCTGCGGCTTCGGGTGCTTGCACTCGAGCGCGCTCACCACGAGATCGGCGCACATCGCGACCGTCTTGCCCGCGCGGCGGTGCGCCACAACGCACGCCCAGCGCGCGGTGCGGTTGTGCAGCGGGACAAATACGTCGCGGGGGCGGTAGGTGTTGATGTCCATTTTTTCTCAACACCCCTTTTTGGGAATGCGGGAGAGGGGGGAGGGGCCCCCTACTCCTCGCCACCCCCCGCCTGCCGATCGATGGGGGGATGGGGGTCGGATTGGGCGCTTTTGGGCGCCTCGAGCGCTGGCTTCGGGTCACTAACCCGAAGGTTGCCGTCCTTTTCCATCGTGATATCAACGACTTGCGCGTCGATCACGTTGTGCTGGGACGCAGATGGGACGAACCCACCCACGTTGCGCCCTTGCAGCCAGGGCAGCTGCACAACTATTGCCCCGTCGACCTGGGCCTGCAGCTGGGCGGGCAGCACCTTGGCGACCATCGTCGCGAAGATCTGCCGGTCTTGTACGCCGCCCTGCGCGCGCTCAACCAGCCAGCCCGCCAGGCCCCGCGGATGGCAGTCACGCGCGGCCATCTCGATGGCATCCTTGATCGTGCGCGTAATGCGATCCTGAGAGCCTTTGGGGCGACCTGGGCCGGGCACGCCCGTCCCTACGCGCGGGCGCTTGGCCGGCACTGGCGGGCTCTCCGTTGGTTTAACGGCTGTTTCTGAAATCTCGGTCGCGACCGCGCTCATGCGTCGCGATACTGCCACCGCGTGGCGGATTCCGCAACACCCGCCGCGCGCGACGTCAGCCGACGAAGATCGCCGCGAGCGCCTCAGCCGCCCACCACCCGAGCTTGCCGAGCTGCCAGGCGTAGTACGCCACGAACCCGACCACGGGCGCCGCCAGTGCGATCGCCCCGAGCGCGACCGCCGTGATCCCGCCCACCTCATCCGCCGTCCAACGCTGCCGCATACCTGCCTCCTGTCCCGGTAGCGTACCACTACCGCCCGACCGCTCCGACAGCCTCGATCGCTCCCCACACCCCTACTAGGTGCGAGCGATCGAGCCCCAAAACCCCCCTTTTGGACCCCTACGCAGGGCCGGTGGCCCCCCACGGGGGGTGGGGGCCACGCCACCGGCCGCCTGCTGCGACTGCTTGCGAGCGCTATGCGATCGCACTGCGATCGAGAGCGATCGAAGGTCACTGCCGCCCATCCGCCTGGTGGTGCTATGTTGCGATTGTCGCAACGCGTGGCGATTGTCTGGTATGGTCGCGTTCATGGACAACCCCAACCCCACCACCATCAGCCCCGCCCGCGTCGCTGCGCTACGCGAGGCGGTCGAGCGCGCCGACACGCTCGCGGTTGTGCAGGCGCGGCTTATCGACAACCAGCAGCTCGTGATTGAGCTGCAAGAGAAGCGCATTCGCGACCTAGAGGCGCGCATTGAAGAGCTCAAGTGCAACTACTGACGGAGCCCGCATGTACGAAAACATACAGATAGCAATGACGATCCTCGCCCTCGCCGGCCTTGCCTGGCTGATTGGCTGGATGCTTTACGACGTGTTCTGGCGCCAGCGGCCGCGCCCAACCGCGCGCTACGAGCCCGACCGCGCGCAGTTGCGCCGCCTGCAGGCTAAGCGCCGGCTGGCCCTGCGCCGCCTGGGCGATCGCTGGGTGCTGCACCCCTCGCGGCCGCACGTCAATTGGGGCACGCGTCATGGTTGAGTTCATCGTGATTCGCGGCAGCAATGACCGCGTGACGTCCGAGGCGCACGTCGACGAATTCGACGACGCGAATGAAGCCGTCATGACCTACGCGCAGTTTCTACTCGCGATGGGCTATGCCGTGGAGAGCGTGCGCGATGCGCTCGAGCAGGTGGCGGGTGAGCTCTGACGCCTCACGCAAGCGCTATTTGTCGCTAGGTGCTGGCGTGCAATCGTCCACCCTAGCGCTGATGATCGCGCACGGTGAGCTTGAGCCGGTCGAGGCGGCGATTTTCGCCGATACCGGCTGGGAGCCGCGCCACGTTTATGAGTGGCTGGATTGGTTGGAAAGGCAGCTGCCCTACCCCGTCTACCGCGTGCAGCGCGGCGATTTAAGGGCCGACACTTTGGCCCGCTCGGGCGGCGGGGGGCCGCGTGTTGCCGCGATCCCATGGCACCTATTGATGCCCAGCGGTGACCGCGCGATGGGGCGCCGACAATGCACCGCTGAATACAAAATCGCGCCGCTCACTAAGAAGGCGCGCGAGCTTGTCGGGCTTGCGCCGCGGCAGCGGGCCAAGGGCGTGCAATGCGAGATGCTGATAGGCATCAGCACGGATGAAGCCCTGCGGATGAAGCCAAGCCGCGAGGCGTGGAAGGTTCACCGCTGGCCGCTGATTGAAAAAGGCATGAGCCGATCTGACTGCCTGGCATGGATGGAGCGCAAGGGCTACCCGTTGCCGCCGAAATCGTCCTGCATTGGCTGTCCGTTCCATAGCGACCACGAGTGGCGCGCGATTAAAGCCGACCCGGTTTCATGGGCCGATGCCGTGGAAATCGACCGCGCGATCCGGCATCAGCCCGGCATGCGCGGGCTGCAGTTTATGCACCGATCGTGCGTGCCGCTCGACCAGGTGGACCTTTCGACCGCGGCCGATCACGGGCAGGCGGATATGTTTAACAACGAATGTGAAGGAATGTGCGGCGTATGAAATCGGAAATCGAAGCCGCGCGCGAAGAGAACATGCGCCTGCGCCGGCAGTTGGGCGCGCTGATGGTGCGCCTGTCCGAAGCCATTGCCGAAACGATGGTGCTGCGCGCCGAGATCGAACGATTACACCAGGAGATCGAGCGCTTGCGCGCGGTCAAGCATTAACCACTGCTCAAGCACAGAGCCCCCCTTTGCGGAGCGCCGCCCCCGTTGTGCTAGGCGGCCCTAACATGCTCTACACGCACTCGGCCCCGCTACCCGTTCATCAATACGTCTGGCTGCAACCCGACGCGATTGGGAAGCACGACTGGGTGCGCGGCGTCTGGTTTGCGATCACTTGCTGGCCCGGCCGCGCGTTCGGTTGTCATATCCTGCTCGAGAACGGCGCCGTCTACCGCAATGTACCGCTGCACAAGATCTCAACCGAGAAGGACGCCGACCCGTGGCGCGCGTCTGACGCGCAGACCTGGGACGCGTATGGCTGGCAGTTCGCGATGATCGAGTACCCGTTTCTGCACGCGATGAACGCGCGCGTAAAGCTGCAAAGCGGCGCAGAACACGACGGCATGTACGTCTTCACGCTCGTGCCCGTCGGCGACGCATTCAGCGCCGCGCCCGAGCAGAGCAAAGAGTTCTACTTCGTCGCGCTCGAGAACGGCCGCTATACGTCGCAGCCGACGAACCAGGTATTGATCGACGACCGATCGTTCGTCGACAAGCTCGAGTGGCCTACCAATCTACGACGCCAGCGAGGCTGGTACAGCGCGGAGGATCGGGAATGAGAGAGTTCGACGACTGGGACAAGGAATGGGACGCGCAATCGCACACCGTGACCGAGTACCGCACCGAGATACGCGAGCTGCGTGAGCGAATACTGGGCTATGTATCGCGCATCGAGCAGCTTGAGACAGAGGTGCGCGAGCTGCGCGCGAACGATGCAAGATGGGTGATGGAGCCATGACCCGCGACGACATCATCCGACTGGCGCGGGAGGCTAGTAGCGAGCATGATTATGACTTCCCAAACATTTTTGCGCTTGAACGCTTCGCCGCCCTCGTTGCCGCAGCCGAGCGCGAGGCGTGTGCGAAGGTGTGCGATTCGGAAGTTGAAAAACTGACGCAATGGCATCCACGCGAGGCGAGGGCTGTAGGAGTTTGCGCCGACACCATTCGTGCGAGGGGGAGCAAGTAATGCCAGCCATGGGAACGCCGCCGCCATCACTAAGCGGCATTATCTTTGTGCTGTTTGCAATCCTTCTGCTTATCGCCGCGCCGATTGCCTTGGCGGCATGGTTGCTATGGTTGTTGCCGTGGCAAGCAAGCGCCGCAGCGATTGTGGCGCTTGTGATCGGCTACAAGATCCGAGAAAGAAAAAAGCGCGAGTAGGGCCTCGCGGCCCTACATTGTCGCCTCTTCGCCTGCTGGTGTTAACGCGAGGGCCTTGAAGCCCTTCTTGCCCTTGTTGTCGTATTCCTGCTCAGTGATCAGCCCCTCGCGCTGCATGTCGAACAGTATGCTGAAGAACTCCGCGCGCTGAATACGCGGGAACGCTGGGCTGCCGGCGAGTACCTTGAACGCGTTGTTGTTTGCGGTTGCGGCCATCGACAGCCGCTGCCCGGCACGGATCGCGTAAGCGAGCAGCTTCAAGATCTCTACGCGCTGCGAATTTCGCAACGCTGTCGGCGAAAGCGAGCCCGGTACGGTGCCAAGCAGCCGGAACACCTTCGCCACCTGATCGAACTCGAGGCGGATCTCTTCCTGCAGCGGCCCGAGGTTGCACTTCTCGTGGCGCAGACTGACGACGCGGTCGTTATCGCGCGTCATGGCCCAGCGCGAGCGGGCGGAGTTGTTCCAGGCGGTCGAGCCCGAGAACGTGCTGTTCGTGTCCTGCCCTGCCCCCATGCGCACGCTCGCCTTGTCGACGTGCGCAAGCAGCAGGATCGCCGCGCCCGAGTGGTGCGCGATCGAATTGAGGGCACGCATAAACCCCCGCACCTCTGCGCGATCGTTCTCGTTGGCGTTGAATACATCGCTCGCGTTGTCGATCACGACGACGCTTGGCTGGTGCTGCTCGACGACGTCCGAGAGCCACTGCATCCGCGGCGTGACCCCGCCCTCGCGCCACAACACGCAGTCGGACTGGGTGAGATCGTAGGCCACGAGCTTGCCCTCAAGGTCTGCGAGGCTGACGCCGAGGTCGCTGCAGATGTTGCCCAATCTGAAGTGAACCGTGCGCGTCTCATCTTCGGCCGAGAGCAGCAGCACCTTGCCGGGCAGTGTATCAAGCCCAAGGAAGGGGCGCCCAAGCGCCACCGCCGCCGCGAGCTGCAGCGACAGGTTCGACTTACCGACGCCACCGTTCGCGCTAAGTAGCGTCGTCGTGCGCGCCGGCATCCACCCTGCGAGAGCGAACGTGGCAGGCTCTGGGACGGTCTGGGAAAGCTGGCCCCAGTCGATCGGGGTGAGCTCTGCCGCGGCCGTGGCGGGCTCTGCCTTCGGCCCGAGGTTGATCGTGACGGGCGCAAGCGGCTCGGGGCGGAAGCGCTCTGCGCCTTGCACGAGGCGCGGGATCTCGTTGTAGCGTGCCTGCCAGCGCTCTGAGCGGTCGTGGTCAATCTGGGCCTCCATCAGCCCGCGCAGGTGGTTAACCACCGACCCGCCGGAAGCGCCAGACGCGACGAGCTTGGCCGCTAGCTTCATCAACGGATCGTGATAGCTCACCCCCGTGACAATCGCCTTGACAAGATCGCCGGTTTCAGCATCGCCTGGGGCGTCTGTAACGCGCTGCGTTACACGCGGCACTCGGGAGCGCACTGCGTCAAGGTCTAACCCGAAGACGCCGAGCGCATCCTCGAGCGTGAGCTTGTTGCCTGGGTTCCACGACTGCAGACGCACGGCCGCACTGCGCCCGCCCTTGCCATTAGTACCCGTCGGTAGTCGGCAATAACGCACAGCGTTGTTACCGCTTGAATCTGCGCGAATCAATCGTGCATCCGCCATCGCCTGCATCACGGCGTCAATCAGCCCCGCATCGCGCGTGGCGGGATCTGCCTCATCGAGCAGCACGCCGATCTGGTGATTGCCTGGCGAGGTTTCGATCACGAACGATGGCGTGCCGTTGAGCTCGGTCGGGTCGGCGTCATCCGCCACGAGCACCGCCAGCGAGTCGAATGCCGACTTGCTACGCCGCGGCCGGCCATCGCCGAGCGCCAGCCGCGCGACGCTGTAGTAGTTGTTGTCGTCTGAGCGCTTGTCGATCAGGAGCTGCTGATTCGCAGTGCCGACATACAATTGCCCCGCCCAGGCATCCGCCGCGACCGCGTTCGGGTCGCCGCGAAAGCTCGCGATCCAGCCGTGCCGCCCCGAATCGAGGGGGCCATAGACCGCGGAAAGGAATTCCGAATTGCTCACCATCCCCGCCCCCGCAGGTTATTTGTCGAAAGTCACGAAGTCGCGCAGGGCGAGCTTGACGCGTTCCTTTTTGGCATAGGCAATCAGCGCCGACCAATGACGCTGCGGGATGCTGCCACCCGTGCCGCGCCGCTCGGCGGGCATCATCCACCGCGAGACGGCAGACGGATTCAGTTGCAGCACGCGGGCCGTGGCGCGGACGCCGCCGAGCTTGGCGATCACCTCGCGGGCGGGGGAGAGTTGTGTGTGGGTCATTTGTTGCTCTTGTGTTCTGTTAAGTTGCACCGATTGGCCGAAGGTGCTTTAATGTTGCGCAATTGTCAACACCACGCCGAACAACGCAACGAGGCAAACATGAAAGCTCATAAAGTAAACACCACCTGGTTCAAGGACCGGCTGGCCGAGCGCGACTTGTCCATCCGGCGTCTGGCCAAGCTGCTCGAGCTCGACCCGTCGGCGGTTTCGCTGATGCTGCGCGGTAAGCGCACGATGACCGCTGACGAGGCCAACCGCATCTCTGGCCTGCTCACGATTCCTGTCACAGAAGTTCTGGCGCAGGCGGGCGTGCCGATCGACGCCGACGCGCGGCAAATGCCGATCAAGGCATACGTCGACAGCCGCGGCGTGCTTACGCCGATCACGTCAAAGAATACGCGCAAAATGGCTGCGCCGCGCGACGTGCCTGCCAATGGACTCGCGGTGCAGATCCGCGCGCCAGAGCTCTCGCAGGACGGATGGGTATTTTTTGCGGGCGCGTTCGATACGCGCGTTGCTGCGCTGATCGACAGAATGTGTGTTGTCGATGTGCGCGGCGATGGGCACCGCGTCGGCACACTCAAGCGCGGCTACGACGAGGGGCGCTTTAACCTGGTGCCGTTCACGGCAGGCCCTGCTGCAGAGAACATCGAAGTCAAGGCCGCAGCGCCGGTGCTGTGGATTCGCCCGGTATAACCGGGTCCTTTACACTAGGTGTTGCGAATATCTCATTAGGCTGCTATCTTCACCCCGCCCCCACCACGGAGCAAACAAAAATGAACGTCGAAACACTCGCCGCGGAATGGCTCGCCGCGAAGCGTGCAGAACTCGAAGCCAACACCCGCCGCCTGGACATCGAGAAGGAACTGCTCAAGCTCGTTCCCTCGCTCGAGGAGGGCTCCCAGTCGACCGTGCTCGGTAATGGCTGGAAGCTCAAGACGACCGGCAAGCTGACCTACAAGGCCGAGATCGACAAGCTGCTCGCGCTCTGCGCGGCGTGGCCTGCCGAGGCTAAGCCCGTCAAGACTAAGGTCGAGGCGGACGAGTCGCTGCTCAAGGCGATTCGGCACGACCGGCCCGACCTTTGGCGCCAGATCGCCCCCGCGATCACCGTCAAGCCGGCCAAGACCTACATCGTGATTGAGGAGGTGTCGAGTGGCATTTGACCTAAAGTCGATCAAAAAGAACAACGCGCTCGCCGCGCCGAGAGTTCTAGTCTACGGCGTCGAGGGCATTGGCAAGTCGACGTTCGCAGCCGGCGCCCCGTCGCCGATCTTTATCCAGACCGAGGACGGCCTCGGCTCACTCGCGGTCGATCACTTCCCGATCGCGACGAAAGCCGGGGACGTGCTGGATGCGATCGCGGCGTTGCATGAACCCGATCACGGTTTCCAGACGGTTGTCATCGATAGCCTTGATTGGCTAGAGACGCTGATCTGGCGTGACATCGAAGCGAAGTACGACGCCAAGGATTTGGCTTATGGCAAGGGAGCGATGATCGCCGCCGAAGAGTGGCGCAAGGTATTAGAGGGGCTGAACTCGCTACGCAACAACCAAGGCATGGCCGTGGTGCTGATTGCGCACTGTGAGATCAAGCGCTTCGACTCGCCAGAGACTGAACCCTACGATCGGTACCAGCCGAAGCTGCAAGCCCGCTCGAGCGCACTCGTGCGCGAGTGGTGCGATGCGGTGCTGTTTGCGAACTATCGCACGATCGTGAAGAAGGCCGAGGTCGGCTTCAACAAGGAAGTCAGCCGCGGCATCAGCACTGGCGAGCGGTTGCTCTACACGAGCGAGCGCCCGGCCTATATGGCTAAAAACAGATATTCGCTTCCCGAAAGCATTGGGCTTTCGTGGGAGTCATTTGTAAACGCAATCACGCAAAGCTGAGGAACACGACTATGCCTTCATTTCAATTTGACGCTCAGAACCACGTTGCGCCCGCGGCGCCGGATCGCGCCCCGCTGCCGCGGGGTATGTACCAGGTCATCGTTATGGCCTCGGACCTCAAACCGACGCAAGCCGGCACGGGTCACTACATCGAACTCACGCTGCAGGTGATCGACGGCGAGCACAGCGGCCGGCGGGTCTGGGACCGGCTGAATGTCAGCAACCCCAACAAGACCGCCGAGGACATCGCCAAGCGTCAGCTGCAGCTCTTGTGCCTCGCGGCCGGCGTCACGACGCTCACCGACACCGAGCAGCTGCATGACATCCCGGTTCTCGCTGAGATCGACCTCGACCGCAAAGACCCCTCGCGCAACCGCGTGATGGGCTACGCGTCAGTGTCGGCCGGCAAACCCCTTCCCCAGGCCGCGCGGCCGGCCCCCGCGCCCTCCCCCGCCGCTAAGCCGGCAGCGCGGCCCTGGGAGAAGCGCTGAGTGGCGCAGGTCCCTGCTTCGCAGCACACCACCGGGGAGGCCATTGTCAAATGGCGTGCTGGGCAGAAGCAGGAACACCGCGAACACCTCGGTGCGTCGCTGATCGGACACTCGTGCGATCGGTACATTTGGTACTCGTTCCGCTGGGCGATGACGCCCAGCTGGGACGGGCGGATGCTGCGCCTCTTCGATCGCGGTAAGCGCGAGGAGGCGGTCGTGGCGGAAGAGCTGCGCGGCATTGGCGTCGATCTGCACACTCACGACGGTGACAAGCAGATCGAGTGCCGCGACGAGGGCGGCCATTTCGGCGGCTCGGTCGACGGCATTGGCCGCGGGTTCCCCGAGGCGCCCAAGTCCTGGGCGATCCTCGAGGTGAAGACTCACAGCGCGAAGAGCTTCACGGAGTTGAGGAAGCTCGGCGTCGCTGAGAGCAAGCCGCAGCACTACGCGCAGATGCAGTCTTACATGGGCCTGCTGCGGCTCGATCGCGCGATGTACCTCGCCGTCAACAAGGACAACGACGAGCTGTACACGGAGTGGGTGCATTTCGACGAGGACGCGTTCAAGGCAATGCAGGAGCGCGCCCGGCGCATCATCGACGCAAAGACCCCGCCCGCGAAGCTCTCGGAAGATCCTGCGAACTGGCAGTGCAAGGGCTGCAGCTTCTTCGATGTCTGCCACGCGAGCAAGGTGGCCGAGGTGAGCTGTCGCACCTGTTGTCACGCCTCACCTGTGGCGAGCGGCGCATGGCGCTGCGAATTACTCAGTACGCTGCGCAACAAGGGCGAGCAGCGCGCGGCGTGCGAGCAGCACCTGTTCATTCCCGATCTGGTGCCCTTTGGCGAGCCCGTGGACGGTGGCGAGAACTACATCGAGTACAAGCACCGCGAGACCGGTAAGACCTTCAAGAACGGACCCGGCGGTTACTTGAGCAAAGAGCTCTCTAGCGCGTGCGCGGGCACGGTGACGGAGCCCGTTGTCGAAGCGCTGCGCGCGACCTTTAACGCAAAGGTCGTGGCGAGCAAGCCGCGCCGCCGCGGGCCGGATCTCTCAAAGCTGCCGCCGCCCGAGGAAGACTTCAATGACCCAATTCCATTTTGAGGTTAACGCATGATCGTAAAAGAATACGACGTCGTCGAGCGCCCGCAGCACTACGATCGCGGCGGCATTGAGTGCATCGACGCGATCAAGGCGCAGCTGACCGAGGACGAGTGGCGCGGCTACCTGCGCGGTCAGGTAGCGAAATACAACTGGCGGCTCGGGATGAAGGACAACCCGAAGATCGACGCGGGCAAGCTGTTGTTCTACGCGTCGCTGCTCGCGGGGAGAGAGCCGCGTGAGAATCGATAAACCCGGCCAGGCTCACCCCTGGCGCAGCAAGTGGAGCACGGAGCATGGGCGGACGGATGTCGAGAAACAAGGGAGCCGCGGCGGAGCGGGAACTGGCGCAGATTCTCAGCGACGAACTTGGATTCGTCGTCAAGCGAAAGCTCGGCCAAGCTCGCGACAGCGGGGATGACATCCAGGTCGGCAAGTTCCGCATCGAGGCCAAGCGCCGCGAGACGCTCGCCCTGCCCGCCTGGTGCCGGCAGATTGAGGAGCACTGCCAGCCCGGCGAGGTGGCGGTCGTCGCCTACCGCCAGAACGGCCAGCCGTGGCGCATCGTGATGAAATTGCAGGACTTTCTGCCGCTGATGCGGGGCGAATTGACAGATGGCTGAGGTGTTGAGAGAATCTCACCATCAGGTGCTTGTCACACTTGATGACGCGGCGGGCCAGTTGGGTGTTAGCGTAAAGACGCTCCGACGACTGGTCGACCGGCGCGCAGTGCCAGCTTATCGGTTTGGCAAGGCGATCCGAGTCAACGTCGCGGAGGTTCTCGAAGCAACCAAACAGGAGCCCAGCAAACCATGTCCATCTTCAAGCGAGGCAAGACCTTTTACATCGACATCGCGCTCCCCGGCGGGCGGCGATTCAAGCAGTCTGCTCAGACTGCTGATCGCAAAGCAGCGCAGGAGTTGCACGACCAACTGAAGGCCCAACTCTGGCGGCAGAGCAAACTCGGCGAGAAGCAACCGCGCTCGCTCACCGAGGCCGCCGAGAAGTGGCTCAAAGAAAACGCGAACGCGAGCGCGATCCGCGACTACACGCACCACCTCGCGTTCTGGTGCGCACGCGCCGAGGGGATGGCGCTCACCGACATTAGCCGCGCCTGGGCGGCTGAGCAGATCGAGCAGCTCATCACGCGCAAGGGTACCCCGGCGAGCAATGGAACCAAGAACAACTACGTCATCACCCTGCGCTCGGTGCTCTCGACCGCGTGCAAGGAGTGGGAGTGGATCGAGCAGGTGCCGGCATTCCGCACCTACGGCGACAAGCGCGACGCGAGCAAGATGCTGATCGCCACCCCCGCCCAGGCGAAGGCGCTGCTCGAGGTGCTGCCGCCGGGCTTACGCGCGGCGGTTGGGTTTGCGTTCATGACCGGCCTGCGCAAGTCGAACGTGTTTGGGCTCACTTGGGATCGGGTGGATCTTGAGCGGGGCCTGTGCTGGGTGCAGCCGATCGACACCAAGGCGGGCAATCTGATCGTCTGCCCGGTGAACTCGGCCGCGAAGGCGTTGCTCGAGCAGCAGCCGCGCACCGAGGCGCGGGTGTTCCCGGTCGAGCCGCCGTGCCATCACCAGTGGCGCCGGTACACCAAGCGCGCGGGGCTCCCGGCCGGGTTCCGGTTCCATGACATCCGCCACACTTTCGCCAGTTGGGCGGCGATGGACGGGGTCGACCGGAAGACGTTGCAGGACATGGGCGGGTGGAAGACCCCGGCCATGATCGACAACTACGTCCACCTACCGGTCGATCACTTGGTCAATGCGGCGGAGCGTTTGGCTACCCGCCTGCACTGATCGAACGACTTACGTCCCATTTACGTCCCAGTCGGCCTTAGTGGAGTTTGCCGAACCTGCGTAAGTCGTTGATTTTGTTGGTAGCGGGGGTAGGATTTGAACCTACGACCTTCGGGTTATGAGAATGCCTCAGCCCGTTGTGAAATCCACAATTTGCTGAATTCTCAGCGACTTGTGTGGACCCCGCTACCCCTCTTTTCCTCAAGTCACGTCCCAGTTACGTCCCAACCTTCCGACCGCGAAACCATGCTGCGCCGTTATGCACGACGCAGAGCTCAGGCTCTAGGAGCCGGCCGGCATGATACGTCAACACGGCGAAGCCCGACGCCCAATTCAATGGCCCGGCCTCCGTATAGGCGAACTGAGGGCCTTGCGGCTCTGCGAGGGTGCCAGTGTCCACCCCATAGCGACGGCCCCTGTAATCGCCCCAGGGCGTGCATTGGAGCTTGTGCAGGTGCCCGTGGACGTAATGCACGCCAGAGCGCAGGGTGCTGTTATACGCGGCGTGGATGCCGCCCCCGACCGGGCGGTGACGAATGACGGTCCAGCCGTCGGTGCCGCCGTTGACGTGCAGCGCGTACCCCGCGCGCCAGCTCGGCAGGTAGTCGATCAGCGTCGCGCCGGTCATATCCTCGAGCTCGGGCGCGTTGGCCGACATGTAGTTCTCAAAGCGCGCGTCGTGGTTGCCGATCGTGCGAATCAGCTGCGCCCCGCCCGCCGCGCGCTCAAGCTCTGCGCAGCGATCCTGCAGCGCGTGGACTTCGTCCTTCAGCGCCGGCTGCTTCTCCCAGCCAATCCGCGGGTGGCGGCTGATACGGGCGCCATCCAGTATGTCGCCGTTCAGCACGAGCATGGCCGGCTTGAGTTCCTTGGCGAGCGTGCAGAGCGCCTGGTGCGCCGTCGTGACGATCCCCGGCCAGTAGTGGCAATCGGACGCGATCAGCACGACGCCGTTCTGCACGACGACGCCCATCTCGCGCTCGTACTCCCGCGCGCGGCGCTCGGCGACCTGTTGGATCGCTTTGCGTTCTTGGCTGTGCGGGCTTGCGTTGAAGTTGGCGTTGGCGCTTGGAAGCACGATGCCGTGCCTCACCTCAATGCGCCGCCGACGCGCGTGGACGTTGCGGACGGGAACGTCGAGCGCCTTCGCGACCAGTCGCGGTTCCTTGTAACGATGCCAGACTTCTATGAACTCTTCGTCACGGGCCTTCGATGCAGACATTCATTCCTCGAACGTCGTTAACGCTTGCTGTAGAAGATGGCCGAGCTGGTCGACGAACACTTCGTCATGGCTTAATTCGTGTGACATGTGGTCGAGCATCGCGTGTACGAGCTCGTGCGTGAACACGGTCTGCAGCTGCGTATCGATGGGATTCGATAGCAGGTCGATGCGGAGCTTCTCTGGCTCCCACATTCCGACAACGCCCTTGCCGTGGCGCCATTTCGACCGCGGCAGGATGCGCACCTGGATGACATGCCCAAGAAGCTGAAAGCGCTTTGGGATGCCGGTGCGGCTCACAGCAGAGCCGCCTCTGCCTGGCGCCGGCGGACGAGCCCCGGCAGCACCTTCCCCCCGCCCCGCGTCCAGCGCATGAGCTGCTCTTTCGCTCCCTCCCAGTCGCCCTGGTTAATCCGCCGACGCAGTGTGCTTGTCTGCAGCCGCCCTGCGCCGAGGTTGTAGGCGAAGTCGACGATTGCGTTCAGAGCGGCCGGATACGCCGCCAGAGACGGGCAGAGGCGCAGGACTGCCGGCAGGAACTCCCGACGCAACTGCGCCGCCAATAGAGCCTCTGCTTCGGCCTTGGTGACGGGCGGGTCGCTCAGTGTCACCGCGCGCCCGTCGGGGTAGTAGGTCGTGCCGTAGCCGATCGTCGCCACGCCGGCCGGGCACAGATACGGACGCGCGCGAAAGCCCTCAAACTCCCTGCAGAGCTGAGTGGCGATCGCGAGATCCATTACAGCCCTCGCCGCGAAAGCGTGCGGTCGAGGAACCAGTAGTTCAGCGTGCCCGCTACCAGCGCCGCAAAGTCGGCCGACATCATCGTCGTGAACACGGTCTGCGGCGACGCGCCAGCAGCCCATGCGCTGTAGGCGTACCAGACATGCACAAACGACCAGATCCCGAGAACCCAGTAGGTGATGACGGGGCGCACGCTCGCGGAGAGTGCGGCGACCCAGCCGCCAGCGGAGCGGGTCATTTCGGTCTGCTGCTCGATTGCCGCCTTGAACGCGTCGACGACGCCGGTGTCGATCGCGGCATCGCGCGCGGCGCCGATCTCTGCGAGCTTCTGCTGGCCGCGCTGCTCCTCAAGCTTGCATTGACGGTCGAACATCGCGAGCTCGTGCTGGCGCTCGCTCTTGCGGTCGAATGCCTTGATGAACTCCGGCACCAGGCGGAAGGCGCCGCCCAGCACGCTACCGACAACGCCGCCGCCGAGTATTTCAATCATACAAAGAACACCAGCTTGACGAGGATGCCGGCCATGCCCGCGATCATCGCGAGTCCGACCTTGCTCAGCAGGCTCTTAAAGTCCTGCATGTCGTCGTGGAACTTCTGAAAGTCGCGACGGATGCCTTCGTACCTTTCGGCACAGACCGCCTCGTGCGCTGCGAGCTTGGTTTCAACCTCTCGCAGCCGATTCTCTTGCGATGTCAACCAGGCATCCGTCTGACTCATGGGCTCACTCCTCGGGCTTGTTTTCAGCTTTCAAAAGCTGCGCGTCTGCCTGCTGCTTGATCTTCACGGCGACGGGGAATGCGCCAGACTTGGTCGGCAACTCGCCCAGCGTGTTGACGATGAACTGCACCTCTTCGACGCTCAGCTTCAATTCAATTTCCATTTACTTGTTCCTCAGCGGTGTGGTGGTAATCGCACGCAGTATAATATTTATCAACGCCCCAGTCATCAGAACGCCAGCTGCGACCTTTGCGCCGAAAAGCGTCGTGAGGTGGGCGTTCAGCATCTCGAGCGAGGCCAGAACGGCCAGCAGCACGTTCCACCAGACCGTCTTCGACTTTAGGGCGCCTTTGAGGGTTGCGAGGTCCATTAGTGAATCTCCAATGCGGCGACTTTCGCCTCAAGTTGTTCGATGCGGGTCATGGCTTCTTGCAGGGCTTTGACTGCCTTCATGTAAAGCACAGAGTACTTGACCGACTTTGTGGTGGTGCCGAGGTCGTCACCTTCCTCATCGCGGTCGGCAGTTTCTTCAACAAGCCCCGGAGAAACGGCTTCGGCTTCTTGAGCCACAAGACCGATCTGCAACGCAGCATCTGGGTTACGCTTGAAACGATACTTTCGTACACGAAGCGCCTTGATGTCGTCCCATTGCGATGCTGCGTCAACAACGTCTTGCTTCAGTTTGATGTCTGAAATTGAACCATAAGAATTGTTTGTATTTTTAACATCGCCATCCGCATCAACGGTAAATTGCAAGCCAGAGCCAGTAATAACACCTGCAAAATGATATGCAGCGGCATTTCCCGCTGCCGGAAGGACTGAATATACGTTATTAACATTCGCGCCTGTATTTGTACTATTTACAAGTATTGTTAAATCATTTTTATCACTAGTGAATTCATAACGATCATTGGTGCTGCTGCTATACGTTCCTGTATTACTCGCCTTAAAGAACCCCCCGCTCGTGATGCGGGCGCGTTCGCCAGAAGAAGTGCCGTTAAACGTGCCAAACGTGAGCGCCGATGCGCCGTTGCCAGAGTTATCAATTACGTTCGTGATTTCGCCTGTCGGCACGCTAGCAAACGACGCCCCAGACGAAGTGCCAAACTTGATGCCAGCCTTGTTGCCCGACGCGCTGGCCGCAGGATTGTCGAGGTAAATGTATCCACCTTCCCCGCCACTAGTAGATTTTGAAACAGTTAACAATGCTTCAGGCGAACTCGTCCCGATGCCGAGGTTGCCCAAGGTGTCGAGCAACATACGCGGCGTGTTATCCGGTGAAAAACGAATTCCACGAACGCCAGAGGTAGTACCGATAACCAGCGCATCGCTGTAGTTGGACTCAATGTAACCGGATCGACCTGCCGCAACGTCGTCTGTAATCGTGATGCGAGTTGCTGCTGCGGTATTTGAAACGTGCAACTTGCTTGCAGGCGAACTCGTCCCGATGCCGACGTTAACCCCCGACGCTGTGTAGAGCGAGGTGGAGGTGAGGCGCATTAACTCTCCGGCGGAAGTGTCTACCCAACGAACCGGAGTGCCAGCGGAAAATTCCCAAAATACGTTTGCATTTCCTGCACCAGTTTGCATCCAAGTGCTGTACTGCGTGCTTTCTGTACGGTTATATGCAGTTCCTGTTGCGGGGATGACTGTAAAAGTGTTTGTGCCGTTAAAAGTCAGCGCACTCCCCGACGTCGCCACCTTGCTGCCGTTCAAAAACAACACGCCGTTGGCGGTGCCGCCGGAGAGGGTGGGGTTGTTGACGAGCGACAGCACGCCGGAGCTGTTCACGCGCAGCGCCTCTACGCCCGCGGTAGACACCGCCAGCGTATCCGCCGCCGGGAACCAGATGCCGGTGTTGACGTCATTGAACGCCGACACGGAAGGTGTGCCGACAGCGCCCGCCGCGAAGCGCGTCACGGCGCCCGTCGAGGTGTGCTGCTGCACCTGCACGCCCGCAGCCACCGACCACCACTCGTTCGTGCCGGCGCGGTAGAGCCCGCTCGAGGGCTCGTTGGAGAACGCGAGCGAGGGCGTCGCCTGCACGCCGTCGGTGATCCGCAGCGGGGCCAGCATCGCGCCTTCGCCCGAGCGCGAGAGCGAGTCGGTCACCTCGTTGCCGAGGTCGGCCATTGTGTTGTTCGCCCAGGTGGCGTCGATCAGCGTGCCGCTGACGACCGGGTTGCCGGACGGAAGGGTGTATGTACCGGATGCGTTACGGGGCATTGCTTTCTCCTGCTTACTGCGAACCGGCCACAGCCGACCCGCGCAAAATTCTCAAAAGGGCGTCTTGTTCTGCCGTCAGCGGCTGACCGGAGCGCTCGAGCTGCTCGAGCATCCGCCGCAGCTCCTGCGGGTTCTGCAGAGCCTCGGCGAGCGCACGGTCGCGCTGCGTGTTGGCAAAGGCGCGCAGGGCGTCGATGCCCGTGCGAGCAACGGCCGCGCCTGGCGCACCTGCGGCGCCCGCGATGGCGTCCGCGGCCTGCCCGGCTGCCTCAGCCGCGATGCGATCGCTCGCGGTGTTGCTGCCGCCACCTGCCGTCGCGGTCCTCGCAACACGCTGGGTAATGTTCTGCCGGCGCAGGGCGTCGAGCACCGTATTGAGCCGCGTCTGCGCGGCGCTCGACAGCTGCACGTTGCCTGCGCGATCGGAGCCGCGATTGATGGCGCGGCCGAGCCCGGCCTCAGTGATCTTCGGGACATCGCCCGCGGCGTCTGCCGACACGCCGAGCACGCGCCCGGTGTTGCGGTCGTAGAACGCTTCGCGCACGCGGCCCGCGGCCTTGCTCTGATCGACCAGGCGGGAGCCGGCTGAGTAGTCGTCGACGACGCCCTGCCACTTGCCGCTCGTGACGTTGTTGAGCACGCGGTCGATCTCGCCGAGCACGAGCTTCGTCGCTGCGGAGTCGCGCGGCGCTGCCGCGTAGGCGTTCGGGCTGAGCGGGCTGTACTTGCCGCTCAAGTTGGCGCGGATCTGCTGCAGCACGCCCGGCTGGATCTTGTCGCCGTAGCGCTCGATCTCAGAGCCGATCTGCTGCAGCATGTTTCGCACGGCCGGGTTGGCGGCGTCCGGCGTCATCAGCGCGTCGTCGATCGTCGCGGCGAGGTTGCGGATTTCCTGCCGGAACACCTGCGGGTTGACGGCGCCTTGGGCCGCGGCCCAGTTGTTGTCCCACGAGCTCTTTCGAGCCGCGCGTCGGGCGGCCAGATCGCCAGCCTCGCCCGTCGCCGTGCCGAACTCGTCGGCCACCGCCCGCGCCTGGCTCTGGTCGAAGTCGTACCAGTTGCCGGCGTTGAGCGTGCGGCTGCCGCGCTCGAGGCGCGCGAGGTCGGCGCTGTCGAGCTGCGCCGCAGTCGTGAGCGGGATCGGCCCCTGCGGGCCAAGGCCGCGCAGCTGCCCGAGCGTGCGCGATAGCACGCTCTGCCGGGTCGCCTGGTCGGCGCCCTCGCCGGCCGTCTCGCGCACGATCTGCTCCGCGGCACGCTCGCGACCGCCGCCGGAGGTCGTGACGCGTCGAATCTGGTTGACGCCCAGGCCAACCGCCGGCAGCGCGGCGCTGAACGCCGCCCCTTGGGCTGCATTGCCGAGCACGCTTTCGCCCTCGGCGGTGGGGCGCAGGGCGCCGTATATGCCGCCAGAGAGCACCGCGTCGCCGACGAGGCCCGCAGTACCCAGCTTAGCCGTAGTCGCCGCAGCGGGCGCCATAGCCCGTCCTGCGCGCAGTGCCTGGTAGGCGCGCGGCAAAAGCGTGCCTGCGCGGACGGCGGTGTTGGCAAAGGCCCCGACCGGCACCGCGAGCGTCGGCAATACGTTGCCGGCGACCTGCAGCGCGCCGCCGCCGGTGGTGTTAGCAGCAAGCGCCTCCGCCACCGCACGTTCGTCGGCCACTCGGCGCTTGAGCTCGGCGCCCTTCTGCTCGTTACCGAACATGTCGTTGAGGCGCTGCTCGGCGCCCGTGAACTGTTCCTGCGCGCCCGCGCCGATGTTCATCGCGGCCTTCTTCAGCCACGACGAGTCCTTCGCCTTGGCGCCGGCCATGCTGCGCATCGTGTTGCGGCGCCACTCGTCGGTGAGCTTCGGGGCGTCGTAGCCTTGCAGCATCCGCTTGAGCTCGTCTTGGGTGATGCCCTCGGGCACACCCTCGATGACGGTCCCGTCGGGCATTACGACATCAACGGCCATTTGCAAGATCCTCAAACCGCACGCGGCGGTTGCTGCCCGGTTGCTCGCCGCCGCGGTATGCCGGGTTGACGATGACGCCCGCCGGGTCGAGGCCGCGCGTCTGGGCGAGCTGCGAGTACTGCTGCGCGGTCGCCATCAGCTTCGCCTCGGCCGCGCGCTGATAGAGCTGCGCGAGGTTGTTGATCTGCTGAATCGCTACGTCGTTGAGCGGCTCGCCCTTCATGATGTTGTTTCTCAAGTTGCGCGCGCGACCCTCAAGTCCCTGCGCCTTGATGACGCGGTCGAACTCGCCCTCGCGCACAACCGAGCCGGGGTCGAGGAACTTGTTAAGCAGGATCACGAGCGATTGCTGCGTGATCGCGTCGGGGCGCGAGCCGGGCGGCGTCGCGGAAATGATCTCCGTGATCTTGCGCGTCGCGCCGAGCTCGGTCTGCAAGTCGCCCGTGACCTTGTCGAAGTCGTTGCGCAGCTTGTCCTCAGCGCGCCAATTGCGCGCGTCGTCGGCGTTGCTGTTGCCTCGCATACCGGCAAGCGACATCCGCAGCACGGCGTTGTCTTCCCGCGCTTGCCGCTTGTCGTCCTGGCTGATCTGGAACTGCCCAAGCTGCATCAACCGTTGCGCCTCACGCTCGCGGCTCGCAGAGGGGTCTTTCAGCACCTGCCCGTCGGGGGTGATCATGGCGCTGCCGATCTTCATGGGCTCGCGCGCGGCCATCGAGCGCTTGAGGTACTGGCCCTGCACGCCCTCAAAGCGCGGCCCGGCGTACTGCGCTGCGAGCGCGTTCAGCAATGCTGAGCCGCCCTCGTCGGCACGCGTGCGCGCATACGCCTGCGCCTGCGAGTAGTCGTCCTCCTGCGCGTACATGTCGAGCGCCTTACGGATGTTCTCCTCGCCAGGCTGCACGGTGTTGGTCACGGTGCCGCCCACGCTGACGGCGCGTGCGCGTGGCAGAAGCGAGCGCTTTTTGCGCTCAAGCTCTTCCGGCGTTTCTACAATGGCGCCGCGCGCCAGTGCGTCTGCGTAAAAGTCCATGCGGCCTCCGCTACCGGTAGTAGCTCGACGCGGTGAATCCTTCGATGACGTCGTCTTCTTCCTCGGGCTTCTTCTTCAGCCCGCGCGCGGCGCGCAGCGCCTCGAGAGCAGCCTTCTGCCGCGCGTTGAAGTCACGCATGCCGGTGTCGACGCCCTGCTGGCCCTTACGAGCGCCGTAGGCTTGCCCGAGCTGGGCGAGCCCCTGCGTGATCGAGGGTGCGACGTAGACGTTGCCGGCCATCTGGCCCTGCAACGGCTTCATCGACTGCTGGCGCAGCGCATCGACCATCGCCTGCTTGCGCGCGAGCTCGTCCTCTTCGGGCCGCATCGCGCCCATCTGCAACAAGTAGTCGAACATTTGTGACTCATCCATAGATCACCTCACAGCGCGCTGTAGTTGACGGTCAAGTACCCGCTGGCGTGACGCTTGACGAGTTCGGGGCGAACCGCCGCGACCTCCTGCGCAATCACGCCACGCTGGCGATACCCAGCCATATCGAATTCGTAGATGCCGACGCCGAGCGCGTGCGTGCCGACGCGCTTGATGCGGCGCTTCAGCCGGCGATCGGAGAACATGAACGGGTTACTGATCGCGGCACTGCCCAGGCTAAAGAGCCCGCCCATCGCGTTGCCAAAGCCGGCCTGCTGGGCGTTGTACTGATCCATCGCGGCGTTGTAGCCCATCTGCGTCGCGCCCAAGATGTTCGGCGTCTCCGCGCGACCCGACTGCGAGAAGTTCGGCATCTGCGGCATACCGACCTGCTGGCCGGTAAGGAGCGCGTTCATCTCGTTGAGCGACATCCCGCGGCGCTGCATCTGCTCCGCGATCGCCTGCTGCCGCAGCTGGTTCTGCTGGTTGGCATACGACTGGTTCATGTTGAACTGCTGCTGCGCGGCCTGGTTGCCAGCCTGCATACGCGACAGGTCGAGCCCCTGCGCCTGACCGAGCGCTTGGTTCTGGAACTGCGCTGCGGCAAGGTTCTGCCCAAAGTTCTGCGCCGACGCGCGGTTGGCGAGATCCGCCTGCCCCATCATCTGCCCGTAGAGCTGCTGCTGCGCTTGGTTGCCAAACTGGCCCGCCTGCAGCCCTTGATTGAACGCCTGCCCCGAGGCCTGGTTGGCGAACTGGCCGCCGGAAAGGTCTTCGTTGAACGCCTGCTGCCGGGCGCCCATCTGCATCCCGTACAGCCGCTGCGCTTCCTGTCCAGCCATGCCGAGCGCGTTGTACCGCTCGCCCGCCTGGCGCTGATTGAGTTCGTCCATCGCGCGCTGGTAGCCGGCGGTGCCGACCTTGAACCCGCGGTTCGACAAGTCGGTCTCCATCGACTGCTGCTGCTGACGCTGCACGGGCGCCATCTGCGCCATGAGGTCGCTTGCGACCTGGTTGCGGAAATCGTTGTTCAGCGTCGGAAGGGCCGGGTTATCGCCGGTCGATAATCCGCGCTGGACAGACTGCTGCGCGACGCCCATCTGCGGGCCGCCGAAATTGAAGCCACCAACCGCGTTTTGCTGCGGGCCGGCGCTGGTCGTGATTCCGCGCGTGTAGTCCGTGATGCCGCTCTGCAGCTTGCCGGGGCCGGCCGCCTGCGCCATCTGCGGCAGATTCTGCCAATCGAACGGCTTTGAGTATTCGCTGCCGACGCGGTCCATGAACCCAGACGCGAGATCGCTCCGGTCCTTCTGCAAGCCAATCTGCGCGTCAAGGGCACCCTGCAGCTCTGGCGCGAGCGTGGTGTTCTGCGTCCACTGCGTGACCTTTTGGCCAGTCGCAGGGTCGACAACGTCTTTGGTGTTCCAGCTCGTCGATCCGAACGGCGTGTTCTGCGTCGGACGGTTGGCGTAGTTCTGCATGTTGAGAGCTTCTTTTGAAAGCTCACCCTGCAGCTGCGCTGCTCCGACGTAGTCTGGCGCGGCCGGTGCTTTACCCTTACTCATTGCAACGTCTCCTTCAGAAACCGGCAGTCCTCGCGCCGCAGCTCGAGCAGCACGCAATCGACCGTCTCCGCGATCTGCTTAAAGCCGATTTTTTTGTTGAACCGAATTGCCCTGTCGAAATCCTTTGGCGTCAAACCGTAGACCGCCTTCACGCCAATAGACTCAAACGGATACGCAAATGCAGCCTTTAACAGCCCGCGCGTCAGCGAGTGCCCAGTGTCGAACGCGACGTGCATGAAGCAGCTCTCCGGCGTCCACGAGCCGAACGCGACCGCAGCGGCGATCGTGCCGTCGTCGCGGATCGCAGCGATCGTGCGCAGATCGGTCGACCACGGGATCTGCGTCTGGCGCGTCATCCACTGCCAGATCACCTGCGGCTCATTGGGCTGGTCGGTCGCGAGCTTCATTCGCCAAACAGCTCCTCAATTGTGATTTCACCCTTTGGATCGTTTGCGGTGCCAAGCATGTCGCCCATCGCTGCCAGCAGCGCCATCTCTCGAGCAAGGCTAGTCACAAACGGCATGGAGCCGCCGCGGCCGTCAGGCGCGGGCTCCGTTTCCGCCGGCAGCTCTTCCACCGTCACAGACGTTTCGGGCTCGGGCTCTGCCTCGGGCTCGGGCTCCGTCGCAGCGGCTTGGGTCAGTGCGTTGATGTAGTCAACCACTTCCTCAAGTGTGGGCTCCGCTTGCGGCGCGGGCTCTTCCTGCGGCAGCTCTTCGACTGTCACCGACGCTTCGGGCTCAGGCTCGCTCTTAGGCTCCGCAACCGGCGCAGCTACGGGCGGCGCAACCACGGGAGGCGGCGGCGGGGGCGGCGGGGGCGGAAGCTCCTCAACCGTTACCGACACTTCCGGCTCTTCCGGCTTTTGCGGGACTAGTTCTTCCAGAGCCTGCCGCACAGTCAAGTCCTGCGGAATTTCCTCAACCGTGACAGTCGCCTTGGGTTCTGGCTTCTCCTCTTCTGGGATTAGCTCTTCCAGCACCTCGCGCGCCGTAGGCGCAGCCGCCGGCTGCTCTGCCAGTTCTTCCACCGTCACGACGCCAGTCTTTTCTTCCTTCTCAAGCTCTGGCTGCGTACCCGCAGTCGTCGTCTCCGAAGGCGACAGTTCTTCAACTGTAACTACGCCAGTCTTTTCTTCCTTTTCGAGTTCGGGCTGCATTCCTGCCAGCGGCAACTCTTCCGGCGGAAGCTCTTCAACGGTAATGACGCCTTTCTTTTCAAGATCGGCGAGCTCACCCTCGTCCGCAGGCGGCAGCTCTTCGACGGTAATGACGCCCGTCTTTTCTTGCTCCCGAAGCTCAATAGGCTCGCCCTTCGGGGCAGGTGCAGGCTGAGATTCCGTTACAGTCTCGGGCTCCGCCTTTTTCTCTGGAATCGTCTCGCCAATCGTGTTCGGGTTCGGCGGGCCAGCAGGAACGGCAGAACTTCCGCCGCCCTTTGCCGCGGGCGGGATATAGGGAATGTCGGCGTACTCCAAAACTTCTGGATTCGCGAGGTACGCCCGAGCAGCGCGCTGACGCAGCGCAACGTCGGTGTTCCTCATCCACGGAAAGTCGAGGAACATGACGTCGCCGCCCATCGTCGCGCCTGGCACGCCAGAGCCGCGCAGGGCCTCGATGAGCGAACTCTTGTACGGCGCTTCGCTCACATCACACCTCCCGGCTCACTCATCATGTGCGACGACGTGAAGATCGTCGCAGGCAGTCCGCGCACCTTCATGCGCAGGCTCGCGTAGTAACCGAGCCCCGTCGTGCCGGCCCAGCTCTGGTAAGTGTTGGCGGAGCCCGCCCACACCGCGACGTTCCACAGGCCGCTGTTCCAGATGCCGCCCGGCGTCTGAACGAACGACGGCGAGCCGCCGACGTTGACGAAGGTGTACTGCGTGTTGATCTGCAGCTTTACAGACGGGGGCCCCGGCGCGATAAAGATCGGCCGCGCCATCGTGAACTTCTTCAGCACCGCGGGCGTGTTGAAAGAGTTGAACGCGGTCTGCACGTCGCCCTCGAGCGTGGCGCCAGGCGTGCCATTCGTCTCGGTGCCGTCGGTGTTCCCGAGAAACCCCTTTGCAATGCGGCCGTCTTCCGTACCGAAGTACAGCTGCCCGTCGAGCAGCGCAGCGCACGTCATGGGCATACCGGAGAAGTCGCACCAGGCGCCGGTGTTTACGTTCATCGCGAACTGCTGGTAGGTGCCTGTCACCTGCTCCGGCAGCTTGATGATGAGGATGTCCTCGCTCGGCAGCAAAAACACGTCCCAGCTGATCGAGTTGATGTACGAGCGCACGAGCGGGATCAGCACCGACTGAATCTTTTGCGCCGGGCCGGGCGAGACATCGCTGAACTGGCCGTTCACAAGGCGCGAGACGGGCACGAGCCCGAGCTCGGAGAGCATCATCACTTCGCCGCCATAGCCGGTGAAGAAGCGCCCGAACTTGGGCACCTTGCCGACGTACCAGACGCCGCGCAGCGCAAACTTCGACGGGTCAGACGGGTCGGTGCCCGTCCACACTCCGATGTCGCCCTGCGAGCCGACGACGACGAGGTGGTCGTCGATACCGACGCCAGCGTCGAGAGTCCAGTTGACAAGCCCGCGGATGTATCCGCCGTTGCGGAGTAGCGAGCCCATCTCAAAGCCCGACGCGGTGCCTGCAATTGCATCAACCGTGTCGAGGTAGTAAACGGTCGAGCTGTCCGACACCGTGAACCAGACGCGGTTCTTGAATACCGCGACCGTTTCGGGGCTGCCCGGCAAACCCGTTACCGTTTGCTGCGTCCAGGTCGTGCCGTCGTAAGTCCAATACCCGGCGCCGGGCGAGACCGCGAGCAGATACATGCCGGCGCCGTTCGCAAACTGCGTGACGCTCCAAACATCGTTCGTTGAGCCCGTCGCGCTCACGGCCACCGAAGGCGTGCCGCTCGTGACGTCGTAAATGTTTCCGCCCGCCGCGGCGAACAACTTGTTGTCGCCGATCACGGCGCCGTTGTAGGCAAAGATGGAATCGACCGAGCTGCCGACCGAGCTTGTGTGATACGTCCAGCCCTTGCGCATCTCGACGCCCGTCTGTCGCGGGATCAAGTTCGTCAGCACGAGCGCGTCCGTCGGCCTCATGTCGCTGATCGGGTCGCGATAGTTGAGCCCGCCCACCGGCGCAGGGATGTTGAACACCTGCAGCGTCTGCGCCGCTGCGGAGCGGCGCGGAGCTTTGAATGGTGCGAGCGGGACGAGCGGCATTTAGACCCCGAATCCCGTGTCGGGCGTGTTAGACAGCGGCTGGATGTACGGGTACTTGAAGCTGCGCGCCATCGTCAGCACGGGCGAGCCGCGCTCGTTGCCCTTGCGGTTCTCAAAGTTGACTTGGAAGTCGCGCATCGCGGCCGACGAATCAAAGCCCTTCATCTCAAGCCACTTCACCCGCGCGAGCAGCGTGACGAGGTAGGAGTCGAGCAGAATCGTGTCGCCGTTTTTGATCGCGCGGTTTTTGTATAGCGATGAGTTGTCCTGATCGCGCACCCACGCAACCGACTGGTAAAAGAAACTCAGTGTTTGGGCCGGTGTGGGTGGCGACAGGATGTAAATCATGTTGTCCCGCACCTGCCAGTAGAACGACAGGGTCGGGAGCGTTTGACGGATCAGCAGCTGCTGCCAGAACTGCGGCGAGATCGGCCCAACGGCAGGCCACTGCATCGACGAGTTCCACTGCGTCTGATCGACGAACTCGTAGAAGTCTTCGGGCAATGCAAAGCCCTGCTCGCTGATGCCGGGGCTGCTCGCGAGGATGCTGATGGTGTGGGTCTTGGTCAGCTCCTGCCAATCGTTGAGCGAGATCAGATCTAGCCCAGCGAGGTTGACAGCCTGCACCATCTGGACGACAGCGGGGTCAGTGTCCCCCGCCGGGTCCGCCGGAGTCGGAAAGCTCACCAGCTGCGCAACGTTCTGAACGATCGCGGACAGCGTCGAGTCGTTGACAATCTGGAAAGCCATGCCGGTGTGTTACTCCTCTGACTTCTTGCCCTTCGCGGACATCATCTTCGTGATCGCCTCGATCTGAGCCTGCAGCTCTTCGATCTTGCTATCGCGAGACTTCAGCTCTTCGTTCATCTTCTCGAGCGGGGCGTTGCCCTTGGCGAGCTCCACAAACGCCTTCGCGGCGCGCTTGTCCTCGTTGAACGAAAAGAAATTCTTGCCGACGTTGTCGTTCGCATGCGCGAGCTGCTCGACGGTGTGAATGCCGAAGTAGCGATATTCCTCAACCTTGGTCGGAGTCATCTTCGGCATTGACGAGAGCGGCGTTCCTTCGACGGCGTTGCCCTGGCCGAGCTTCCACTTCTCGTAGCGCGCGGCGAAACGCGCGGCGTCAAGCTCGTTGACCTGGCGATCAATGATGTTCAGCTTGTCGCCGGGCACCATGATCTTGATGAAGTCGCGTTCCTCGTAGATCGCGCGGCCAGCTTCGGTGCTCTTTGCGGCGTTCAGCACCGGCTTGCGGTAGAACTGCACAAAGAGCTTGCCGTCCTCGGCAATGCGGCTCTCGTCGAGGCCGGGTGCGTTCTGCACCGTGTTCCAATCTGTTGGCATCGTGGCGGGTACGTTCATCTTGTTTTTTCCTTGTGTGGTTGTGAAAAAGGGACGGCGCAGGAATCACCCCGCACCGTCCCACTCTGCTGCTGAATTACAGCGTCGCGCCGACGGACGGGTAGTTGAACACCGCATCCGTCGAAGTCGCAGCGCCGACGGTCGCGGTGCCAAGCACCAGACCAACGATCGCTTCCGACCCAGCGGTGGCATCGTCATCAACCGCGCCAGCCGTAGCCGTGCTGTTGAGGCGCGTGCCCTTGGCGGCGGCACCAGCCGTGCGCAGGGAGCCCTTGCCGTAGATCTGGAACCAGCCGTACTCGTTGTCCGCAAGCACAGCCTGCGCCGCACCAACGCGAGAGCCGTGGCCCGAAGCGCCCGGCGCGGTGTTGGTCGTGGTTGCCATCGCGAAGTCAAAGCCGGTGGCCTCAACGCAGAGATAGCCAGCGCCCGTTACGGCGCCATCAGCGCGGCCGTAGACGAATTCCTGGTAGCCGTTGACCGGGTCGTCGTAGCCACCGAGCGTGCCGAGCCGGAAGGCCGGGACGGCTGAAGCAGCTACAACCGCGGTCTTGTCGATTCCGATAATCTGACCAGACATGTTCAATTTCTCCTAAAAAAACCTTGATGAGTTAGGGGATCACCCAAACCCATCAAGGCAAGGGTGACCCCCACCACGGGGCCGATTAGTTCTGGATGCGGCCCTGGAACTGCGCGCCTGAGCAAGTCAGGTTGCCGGCCCACGCGAGGATCTGGACTTCGGCGTCCTGATTGATCGCGTAGCGCTTGTTCGGCGACAGACTCACCATGTTGCGGTCCCGGTGCGGACGCATGAACAGGTACTTCGTGTTGAGCATGAAGCCCGTGTTCGCGGGGCAGAACCCACCGATGCCGCCGTCCAGGACCACGTCGGCGTCCATGAACTTGAGCGACGGGAAACCGAGGCTGCCGACCGAGGGGTCGGTGAAGCGCTGGTTGGCCTGCAGCGACGCGGTGTAGATGCCCCAGTAGGCCGAATCGAGCACGATGAGGTCGGGCCGATCCGAACCACGCACGAGCGAAGCCCACAGCGTGTTGAGGCCGGTCTGCATCTGAGCACCAGTCGGGGGCGGCGTCACGCCAGCGGTCGAGAAGTCGTACAACTTCGACTGCCAGAACGTCCAGGTGGCGCGGTCGATGCCACCGTAGGTGCCGGTGGTCGGGTTGGAGGGCACGGCGGCGTTGAGGCCGGTGACTTCCTTACCGCCCGAGCCGGTGCCGTCGCTGTAGATCGACGCGGCGAGCTTGTTCGCCATCGTGGCTTCGGCCACGTTGATGCGAGATTCGAGCAGGTCGATGAACGCCTCGCGGCCGCTGTTCTGCAGCTGCTCGAGGCCTGAGATCACGACCGGGCAGGCGAGCTGCTTGATCTGGAACTCGGCGGCGCTGATGACGTCCTGAGCCGCAACCGGCAGCAGGTCGTAGCCACTGTAGAAGCCGGCGTTGCCGTTCTCGGCAAAGCTCAGCTCCTGGAGGATGGTCGAGCCACCGGAGAACGTCTTCACGTTGCCGCGTTGCGAGAGGCGGGCGAGAAGAGCGTTGTTCTTGGTGACGTTGTCGGCGATCTGCCGGGTGCGCGACTGAATCGTAGTCGCGACGATGTCCGAAATGGACGAGTTTGCAAAAGCCATTGTGATGAAACTCCCACAAGAAAAAATGACAAGGGCTTACGCCCCACCAGTTTTCGTGTGGCCTACGCGAACCTGTTCAGTCCGGTATGTCGTAGGTGGGCGCTTTCGCGCTCCTAGAGCTTCGGTGGCTGTCGGTGCTTTGGCACACCGGAGAAAGTACAGTTTTTAGGCTGCACCTTCCCCGATGTGTTTATAGCATCATCGTGCGTTTGACGCAATAGCCGCTTCAATCGCAGAGCGAATATCGGACGGCTCGCTCTTCGGCGCACCGAGCGCGGGCGCGCCCGACACGCTGACCGCCGCCGCTCGAGCCCTTTGCGCGGCGCCCGTCTGCTGCTGGGCGCCCTTTGCCTTGGCGCGCGCCTCGAGCACCGTGCGCACGCGCGGATTGGACAAGCACGCCTGGCGGTAGGCGTCCTGCAGCGTCAGCTCTCGCCCGCGGCGCTGGGCGATCTCCATGATGTCCGCCATGTCCTCGCGGACGTCCTCGCCGAACTCTGCCTGTTGCAGGAACTGCTGCACCTCGCCCGCCGCCGCCTGCTGGGCCTGCTGCTGCTGGGCGAGCTGCGCCTGCTGGAACTGCGACATGAACTGCTGCACCGGCGCGAGCTGCTGCTGCAGTACCTGCTGCATTTGGTTCTGCACCGGGTCGACGCGCGGCACTTCGCCCGCCAGCGCCGAGTCGAGCTGCTCGATGAACGTCTGCCCGAACCGGCCAACGCCAAACTGCTTGACCATGCCAGCCACCATCTGCGCGAGCTCGGGCGCGGTGCCCGTGCGCAGCTTGGCCGCGGTCGCCATCAGATTGTCGATCGCCTGCAGCGGGTTGCTGTTCTCGGCCTTGATGAACATTTCGTAGGGCCGAATCACTTGGTTGAGCTGATCCGAGAACTTGCGCGCCTCGGCCGTATCCTGCAGCGTGCGCTGCACTTCCTGCTCGCGCCGGGCAACCTCCGCCCTCACCTGCTCGGGCAACTGCGCCCAGTGCTCACGCACGTCGGGCCGCCAGGAGGCCGGAGCGCGGTCCTTTGGAACTGACTTGGGCTCGGCCTTTGGGCCGGGCTGAATGCCCTGCGCGGGCTCTGCGGCGGCTTTCTCCGTCGTCTCGGGCGCCACGGGCGCGTCCTTGGGCTTGAACCGTCCCTTCTCGTCGCGGCCGTCGCTTTTGGGAGCCTCCGGCGCCGAGGCGGCGGGCTCGCTGGCGGGCTCGCTGGCCGGCTCGCTGACGGGCTCTGGTGCTGAAGTTTCTACGGGCTCGTCGACGGGCACTGCCGCCTCGAGGGCGTCTCTGATCGTGGTGGTGTCACTCATGGGTTACCTTCTGTTTTGGAGTCGTTCAATCGCGTTTCGAATATCCTGTTTGCGCACCGAGCCGCCCTGCGTGTAGTACCGCTCGCGCTCGACCTTGGCTTTTGCCCAGGTGTCCTTGAAGTCATCCGCGGTCGTGAGGCCCGTGCGCTTCATGTACTCGCGGTGCCGCTTGCGGCTTGAGATGTCCGCGCCGTCGGTCGCGCGCAGCCCGTCGTAGTGCCGATCGCCCCAAAGGCCGCCCAGGTGATTGAGCGCGCCCCTTTTGGCCGCCGGGCGGTAGTCGGGGGTGATTTCGACGAGATCCTTGAGCTCGTCATCCCATATGTAGCGTCTGCGTGTCATCGTTGCTATAATCTCAACAGGAGGAACGTATGAAAGACGTAGTAATCGTGACGGGAGACAAGGTTGTGCGAGTGCCGCAAAGCACCTGGGGCGCGTTTTTGCGCGCGGCCGGATTGGTTATAGACACTGGCGACATGTTTCCCTTACTTGACCAAGTTGTTTCGGCAGCCGAGCTGCGCAAGGTGAAAGACCTCAAGATTGAGCTGGACGATCACAGCTCGTCCTCGTCTTGACCCATTAGCGCGGCGGTGCCAACGCCAGCCGCTCCGATGCCGTACATCGGGCCCATCTTGCGGATGAGGTTCTTGCGTAGCACTTCCTCGGGAGACAGCCCGGTGATGCGTGCTGTGCGCTCGATCGCCTCGTTGACGTGCTGAATCATCGGCTTTCCTGCCGTGCCCTTCAGCCCTGCCCACATAACGTCCTGAGCCTCTGCCGCGGGCACTTTGTTCTGCCGTGCAATGTCTCCGACGATCGCCTCCATCACCCCGTAGGAATCGCCAGGGGGCGCCTTTAGCCCTTTCTCAAACCCGCCGCTCATCTGCTCGTCAATCGTTGCGCGGTTGCGATGGCCTTGGAAGTTCGCCGAGAAATTGAAGCGCTTCGGCGTCTCGCCCGCGACGAAATTGCGCCCGCGGTTGATGACCTTGTCGTACATCTCAAGGTTGCCGCCGGCGTACCGGCCGCCAATGGGGAACGGCAAGTCATACGCCTTGTCGGGAATAGCCTGGTTCCTTGCGCGCTGGAAATTTCCGTAGTGCGCCATCATCAGATTGTCGGTCGGATCTGCGCCGCCGGTGGTCGCCGCCATTGCGTCGGCAAAGTCGGTCTTGAACGCGGCGCGTCCGGCCTTCTCGCCGAGCTCGTCCGTGTAAGCCTTCTCGAGCTGGCCCATCGCGTACCAGCGCTGCGCGTTCGGGTCTGCGTTCCCGCGTAGGAACGCCGCCTGCAATCGCTGGCGAACCTCTGGCGTATCGAATCGCGACTTGTACTTGTCGATGGTCGCCTGTTTCTTCGGCATTGCATCCGTCAAGGTGTCGCCTTGCAGCGGGTAATTTGACGCGTCAACGTAATAGCGCTCGTCTACGTTGAAATATGGCGTGTAGTTGCCGGCGTCGATGTCCTTCTGCGCAACCTGGCGAGCCTTCTGAACCGCCTTTGCTTCTGGCGAAAGATCTTTGCCTAAAAATTTCTCGCCTTTCTTTTTGTCCATCTTCCACACCGGCGGCGCGCGGTCTGGATAGTCGACAGCGACCTTTGCCGGGTCATACCCGCGCAAAGCGTCGACGGTATTCTTTGCCTTTCGGCCTTTGTTCGCCGCCTTCGCAACGCCGCCGACAACGGGCACACCGGCCGCGGCCGAAAGCACCATGCCGAGCTTGTCGTTATCGCGCCGCGCGCGCTCAAAGTCGCGACCGGCTTGAGCTGTGCCAACAACGGGCACAAAGCCGAGCGCAATATCCGCGCCAATATCGGCCGCGTCCTGATCAGCTGGCGAGTTCAGGCTTACCATGCTTGCAGCACGTCGCCGCAGTTCTTTGATTAGCTCTTCCATACCCCACCTAGTTCATCAACAACAGCCATTCTTCCTCGCGCCGGCGCTTGCGCGTGCGGCGCTCCTGCTCTGCAATGAACGCATCCACGAGCGCTCGCGCGCGGGCTTGCGCCTCAGCGGTGCGGGCACGCTCTGCTTCCACTCCAAACGCATTCAACTGCTCAACAACCATCTGCGCGACTTCGGCCGCGTTAAAGGCAGGCGGAACCGGCAGCGCGATCTGCTTGCCCTCGTCGGGCAGTACCGCCACGACGTTGCCTCGCGTCACTACAACCGCCGCCTCGGCAAACGGGTCGATCATTGCCAAAATGCGCTGCCGAATGTCTTCCTTCGTGCGCAGCTCGTCCTCGAACTCGCGCTGCTTGGCGCGCCGACGCCGCGGCGGATATCCTCCGCGCGTCTCCTGCACGGGCGGTGGCGGGGCAATGGCAGCGCCCCACCAGTTGCCAGGATATTCGCCGACGTACTGTCCGAAGTAACTCATGTCGGGTCGACCGTAGTGATCGTGCGATCGCCGTCGGTGTAAGACGCCTCGACGCGGATCGTCGTGCCGTCCTGCGAACGGAACACCATCGTGTTTCCTTCAAGGCCGGTGGCATCGCCAGCGTTGACCGCGAGCAGCAGACGCATCACATCGCGCAGCGTGAGCGTGCCCTCGACGATGCCGAGCAGCGGGTCGGCGGCAGAGCCTGCCGAGTTGAGCAATTCGCCCATCGTGCCGGGCTCGTTGTACTGGTTGGCGAGCGCAGACCACACAGCCGCCGAAAGCGATTGCGGCGAAAGCTCTGTGAATGGCGTCACCGCGCCTTCAAGGTTGCCCGTTGCGCGCGGCGTGGCAGTAACCGTGAACGTCACGAGCGCGCTTGCAACGGCGTCGATAATTGCGCCAAGCGTTGAAGGCCCAACCGTGAACGTGACCGACGTCGCGCCAACCGCCTGCAATGCGCCGGCGATGTTGCCGCCAACAGTGAACGTGACGCTGCTGCTGCCGATGGCGCTGACGACAAGATCGAGCTGGCTTGGGCCGACTGTAAACGTAAGGGTCGTCGGGCCAGTGAGATTGACGCCGGCGGCGACGTTCAGCGGCGAAACGTCGAACGACGCGCCGACATAAGTAAACGCCGACATCGCGCCGCCCTGGTAAGGCAGCACCCACGACGACGGCGCAAGGTGGCCGTAGGGGATGCCCGCAAGCTCGGAAGGTATGCCTTCCCCTACGCTCTGGTTGCGCAGATCCGTGCGCCCCCACATCGAGCGCAGAGTGCCGGGGTCGCCGCCGATCAATCGAAACGGCAGCTGGGCCAGCAGGGTCGTGTTCTGCTTTAGCCCCACCCGAACTCCACAGAGCCGTAGAAGTTAGTGCTTGCAGCCGTCGCAGCGCCCGCAAAATAAAGCCACGTCAGACACGCGCCGTCCATCACTCGCGGCAGGCTCGGCAATTGGTTCAACAGGTCGCGCTCGGCAGCGACCGATACGGTCGTGAGCGGCAACGTGAGCAACGGTCGCGCAAGGCACAACGCCATCACGCCCGCGGTGTTTGCCGCGGACATCGTGACCGAGGCCACGTTTGACACGCCAGTGTCGCCCGACGCCAAGGGTAGGAAAGGGCCGTAGTTGTTGGCGGCCGTGCCGGAGTGCGAAATGTGGCCGACGATCGCTGAGGCGGTCATCGCAACCGTGACCGGCAGCGAGCGACCAGAGGTCGGCACCGTGTTGGAGTACGACAACGCCAAGTTCTGCGCGGTTGCGCCAGCGGCGGTCGTAATCACGCTGAACAAGCGGCAACCAGCGCCGTTCGTGTACCGCAGCGTCGGGGTGCCAGTCAGCGTCTGAGCCAGCGCCGAGTTCAACTGAATGCCGGGCCAGTACCCTTGCAGATCGACCAGCATCAACTGCCCAGGCACGCCAGTCGCGACGCCCGTCACAGCCTGCACGTTGAGGACGTGCTTAGTGTTGGTCGAGACGTTGCCGCCGTTTGGCAAACCAAAGATCTGCGTACCATTGCCAGTCGTCTCGTCGCATGACCGCCACGCCAGCGCAGTGCCCGCCCAAGCGTTTGCAACAGGAGTTCCCGCGAGGTTTGAGAAGTCATACCAACGACCAGCGGTGTACGCGCTTGCGCCGGTGATTTTGTTCCAGTCGAAGCGCGCGAACTTGCCGTTCGTGATTTCACTGACCAAGTCATCCATTGAAGAAAAAGGCATGATTAGCTCCAGGCAAAATGAACGAACCCGCGCAGAACCGGTGCGGTCGCAGATGCGTTGTTGATGATCCAGTTTAGATAGGCGCCGTTCTCAACCTTCGGGCACGAAGCCGATTGCGGAACCATGAATTTTTCGGCAGCGGTGCTGTTTTCGCGAAGCTGCAGATGCGCAAGCGGTTTTACTAAAACGGCGTTCAAAAACCCGCCCGGCGCGCCGGCCACAGTCACGGATTCAATGCTGCGAATTCCTTTGTCGCCATTTGCGAGAGGAACAAAGGGCGCTTCAGCGCTTGCCGCGTTGCTTGAGGATGACGTGTTGACAATGCAGCCAATGACAGAGCTGAGGTTGATGCCGAACGTCGTCGTGCGACCAGATACGCCTGCGCTGTTGGTGTAGCTCATCGTCACGGTGCCGCTCTGCGCCATTGGCGTCTGCACAACAAACATGCAACGCACGCCTTCGCCAGAGGTGTATCGCGGAAGCGTCAGCGTGTTGTCCATCGTTTGCGCGTCGGTGCTGTCTCCGTCAATGAGCGGATAAAACATCACATAATCTGCGAGCAACATGTAAAGCGGAACGCCAGCAGAAACTGAAACGGCCTGCATTGCGTGGATGTACTTGCTTTGCCCGCTTTCCGGCTGCGGCCCGACGTAAATGCCGCGGTTTCCCGATCCAGTAACCGGCGTCGCCTCAAGCTGCACGCCGACGTATGGGTTGTAGATAGGGATACCGGCGCCGACCGATGCGTCCGCCCAGCGCCCTGCGCCTGGTGCAGGCACAGACGTCTTAAAGAAAAACGACTGCCATTCGCGGCCGTTCTCCGCCACAGCGGCGGCAAGTGGTGCAATGCCGTTAAAGGCCATCGTCTGCCTCCATCACCTCGACGCTGCCGTCGGGATGATCTGGGCAATGCTCGACGCTGCCGTCTTCCAATTGGAGCAGCTCACGCAAGCAATGCACACAGACGTAGCGCCACACATTAGTCGACCGTTACAGTCAACGCGCCGGCAGCGAACTGCGGCTGAATGCCGTTGCTGATCGACAGCGACGACGTCAGCGAGCCCTTGAAAATGAGGTTGCCGGCGCCCGACAAGTCGGTGCCAATGCCGAAGTGCGTCGCGGTCGCGCTGCCGCCCGTGCATTGTCCGAACTGAACGAGCGCGGTGTTGCTGATCGTCGAGGTCGACAGCGTCCAGCCGCCCGCAGCACGATTGACGGCCACGCGCGCGTATCCGGTGTATGAAACCTCATTCGTCGACTGACTGCCGGCCTCGCCGGGATCTGCGGTGTGAAGCGAAACGTAGAACGACCCCGCCGTGGCAGAGTTCTGCAATCCAGCGGCGTCGCCAATGTTTGCCCAGTCGAGATTAAGGAACAACAAGTTGAGCAGGTTTGCCTCTGCGGCATTGGTCATCGACATCGAAATTCTCCTGTTAGTTCATCGGCCGGCCAAAATCGGGCAACACGCCAACCGGGCCGACCGGGGAAGGCATGGGATCTTCGTCTTCCTCGCGAACTTCAACGATGTCGCCGTTCGCGTCGCGCACAGGAATGCGCTTCTTTTTCTTTGCCAGCGTCTGCATCAACTGCTGAAGCTGCTCGGATGACTGTGCCTGGCCTGCGTCCGTCTTTTCGGACAACTCACCGACCGCGCCAGAGAGCTGCTTGAACTGCGTCTGATCGCGCTGCGCTTGCATCATCGCCATCATGGCTTCGTACTGCGCCGCCATCTGATCGAACTTGGCCTGCATCTCAATCTTCTGCAGTTCAACCGACGCCTTGAGCGCGGCGACCTTCTCGTCGCTCTGCGACTCGAGCATCGCGATACGCTCGTTCGACTTGATCTTCTCCGCCTCGAGCAGCAACTGCGGGTCGGGCTGCGGCTGCGGCGGGTTCTGCAGCTGCTGGTTCATGGCGCCGATCGCCTGGTCGAGCACGCTCTCGATCTCGGTCGACACGCGGAACTTCGCCACCGCCCACTGCATCAAGCGCAGCAGGAAGGGGCCAGCGCCCGGCGTCGATTGCGCAACGGGCGAGACCTGCGAGATGAACGCGCCCAGGCCCTGCATGAACTGTACCGCCGCGTCGCGCTCTGCCGCCCAGTCCATCGCCGCCATCGAGTCGGCCTCGACAGAGATGCGGTACTCGGCGAGCTTCTCGTCCTTGATGAGCTGGATCGCGGCCTGCGCGTAGGGCGCATCCGGCGTGCGCATGATGTTCGATCGCATGGCGATCGTTTCGGGCTGAAAGTGCTTGGCTATGATTTCCGCCTTGATCCGCAGCGCCTGCGTGATCCACTCGGCAATGTAGAACTGCATCAGCTGGACGCGAGTCGAGCCGAACTGCGCCTTGATTTGCTGCGCTGCCGCCGTCTCGCTCGCCTTGCTCGAGCCGCGCATGATGTCCGAGATGCCGAGCACCTCGTAGATCTGCATCGTCTTGTCCTGCCGGTACTGGCGCAGGCGCTCGATGGCGTTCACAACCGCCTCGATCGGCACCCACTCCACCTTGCCCTTAATGCCGCCGGCTTCGGCAAACATCGCCCAGTTGTCGACCGGGATCAGCTGATTCTCGGCCGCTTGGCTGAACATGCGCTGAATGCCGTCGGCAGACTTGTCGTAAACGCCAACGACCTTCGCCGCGCGCGTGAGCCAGGTGATGCGGGTATTGATTTCGTCGAGCTCGTCGAACTGGTCCTGCGCGAATATGTAATCCGCGCGCGGCATGAAGTTGCTTGAGGTGATGTTCGCCGCCAAGGGCTTCGGGCAGGGGAAGAAGCTCTCAAGCCCGAGCGGGTCTTCCTTCACGTCAAGAATGACTTCGCATCCCTTCGCGAGCCAGTAGACCTTCTTGTCTTCCTTGTTCCAGATCTCAAACACTTCCGCCTTCGACCATACGTCGTGCTTCGGCGTCTGATCGTTTGAGCCGCGCGGCTTGAGCGTACCGAGCGGTACCACCTTCGCGATCTCCTCGCCAAAGCGAGCGACGAGCTGATCTTTCGTCATGTACACGCGGCGCGCGACCCAGCGCACTTCGTCCCAGGTGCGCGCGGGCGACCAGAAGAAATCCTTCCAGTAGATGTAATCGACCGCGGCGTCTTCCTCGACAATCGCCTCGTAGGTCGAGGCGGGCACGAGCTCATCGCCCGTGAGCGGGTCAAGCTCCGCCGGCTGCTCACGCTCTTCGGTCTGCACCTCGTAGCGCAGCCACATCTGCCCGAAGCCTACGATCAACCAGTCCTCGATACCGGTGCGCACCGCGGCGTCCCAGTTCGACACGTTGTCGTCGAACGAGCGGTTGAGCAAACGCTGCACGATCTGCCCGGCCACGCGCGCCTGGTCGTCCTCCGCGTCCAGAAACGAACGCGCCACAGACGCGCGTGGCGGCCGGGCGTACAGCAAGCTCAGCAAAACCTTCATCGTCGACCAGAACAAGTTCACGCGGGCAGTCTCTTCGTGCCACTCGTCGCGCTTGTCCAAGTACCGACGCGTGATCTTGTCCGCGTCCTCGTGGAACTTGCCGAGTTCCTTCTTCGACGCCTCAAGCTCGGCAGACCAACGCTGCGCCATGCCTTGCGGCGTGTCGGCAAAATCATTCGCAGATTCGATGCGGTCTTTTTCTTCCATCACCCTACCCGCCTGCTTTGGCTCGGCCTGCAATCCCAAACGTCGTCAAGGGAGAACTTGTAGTTCATATCCTGACGCGGTGCGATCTTAACATCACCCCTTGACAAATTGGAAGAAATCGGTTTCGCGGCCAGTGCCAAGTAACGAAACGCGTCCGAGGCGTGCGAGTGCTGGTCGTGCTTGGGGCGGTTGCGGTAGGTCTGCGTGCGCTCGTCCCACTCGCGCATGTACCCGCGCAGGTGCTCAAGCCCGTCGTAGGTCGCCTTCTCGTCGAAGTAGCACTTCGGCAGCACGATGCGCGCGGCCTCGATGCCGTCCTGCAGCGAGAGCTCCGGCACGATGCGCGGGGTGATCCCGGCGCTTAGGAACTGCTCGATGATCGACTTGCCCGTTTGGAGCGACTTGGCTTTGGCGTCGTGCGGGAGCCAGACTTGCCCGACTTTGTACGGCCGGGCCTTGACCCAGTCGATGTAGTGCCCGATCGCCTGGCCGTCGGCTTCGTAGAAGTCGACGATGCGGTATCCGCCGGGGGTGGTTTGCCATCCCCACCAGCTGCAACTGTCGGTGAACCCCAAGTCGGCAACGAGATCCACTGCAAAATCCGGGTCAATTGCGAATTGACCCACTTGCTCACGCTCATAAAGCTCTCCGATCTGCTTCGCGTAGTACGCACCCGGTACCGCGGCGTCGAAACTCACCTCGTATTCGATCGCGTAGGTCTCTTCGGTCATCTGCGCACGCGCGTCGCGCAGTTCCTCCTCGGGCAAAATCCCAGTCTTGCTCGCCGGCAACTCGAGCAGAACGTGCGTGCCGGCGTTCAGACGCGCCTCTTCGCGCAGTTGCCAGAAAAAATTCTTGCCAGCCGGAGTCCCCGCCCAGATCGCACTCCCTTGACGATCACTGAGAGCCGGTCTCACCACGGAGTACCAGGTGCTCGGGCGCATCTGGCCGACCTCATCGAGCACGACCGCGTCGAGGT